CGTGTGGCCGCTAATCGTTCTCGCGACACTTCCAACACGATGGATACCAAAGAGTTCGAAGGGGGCTCGCTGTACGTTAACACTGCAGGTTCGGCTGCCAACTTGTCCGAACTGTCCGCACGCTACATCTATGGTGATGAGGTTGATCGTTGGGAAAACGATGTAGGGCAAGAGGGTGACCCTGTTGCGCTGGCAGAGACCCGAGCGACAAACTTTGGTCGCAACGCAAAGATTTATTTCTCCAGCTCCCCCACCATCAAGGGCGCATCACGTATCGCTGACCTCTTCGAAGCCAGCGACCAGCGGTATTACTATGTTCCGTGCCCGACCTGCGGCTTTATGCAAGTGTTGGAGTGGGAGCGGCTGCTCTATGGTGAGGACTTCAATAATGTGCATTACCGATGTGCCGGTCCTGAATGTGACGTTCTGATCGAGGAGCATCACAAGAGCACGATGCTCGCTCGTGGCGAATGGCGTGCACATAGCAAGGGAGGCGGTCAGACAGTCGGCTTCCATCTCAACGCGTTGTATTCGCCAATAGGCTGGCTGTCATGGCAGTCGCTGGCGATGGAGTTCGAAGAAGCTAAGAAGTCTCAGAAAGCCGGTGAAATGGGATTGATGCAGGTGTTTTACAACACCCGGCTTGCAAAGGTTTGGGATAGCGCTCAGGAGCAAACCAAAGCCGAGGTCCTGCGTGACCGGTCGAGGCTAGAGCGTTACGGTTTAGGCTCGATGCCATCAGCGGTTTTGATGCTGACGGGGGCGGTCGATGTCCAGGCTAACCGCTTAGAATTAATGGTCATGGGTTTCGGTGTTGGTATGGAGCGCTGGCTTGTTGACTTCCAGGTGATCTGGGGAGACCCCGCAAAAGAAAGTACTTGGTTGGTGCTGGACGAAAAGCTCAGGGCTCGTTACCGGCATCCGTGCGGTGTGGGTCTTGCAATTCTCGCAACAGCGGTCGACTCCGGCGGTCATCATACCGATGAGGTGTATCAGTTCTGCCGTCTGCGACGTTGGCGCAACGTGTTCGCCGTTAAGGGGGCTAGCAAGCCCGGCAAGAATGTCATTGCGCAACGTCCGTCCATGATGGATGTGACCTGGAAGGGCCAGACCGAACGCAATGGCGTCGAGCTGTGGTTTGTAGGGACAGACACTGCGAAAGATTGGATCTACAACCGCTATCCATTTGAATCGGGGCCTGGTGCGCTCCACTTCCCTAATGATCTGCCGGACGAGTTCTTTGACCAGTGCGTAGCGGAGCATAAGGTTGCTCGCAAGGTCAGGGGTAAGGTGCGTACCGAGTGGGTAAAGGGGCATGGCGTACGCAACGAAGCCCTCGACCTCATGGTGTACTGCTTAGCCATGGCGCACTACTTGGGCATCAACCGTTATCAGGAACACGACTGGGACCGGGTGCGCCAGGCCTTGGCCCAATCCGGTTTGTTTGACGATGCCTTAGGTATCAAGCCTGTTCACACCGAGCGTCTCGATGAGGACATGGCTCCCGCGCCTGTGGCCGTAAGGCAAGCCAAGCCAGCACCACCACCCACTGCCTCTGTCGTGCAAACGCGACCCGCAGCAACGCCACCTCAACGCCGCAGCTCTGCCAGCGGCTACCTGAAGAGACGCTGATATGTCCTTTACAAAAAAGCACCTCGACGCGGTTGAGGCGGCCATCGCACGCGGTGAGAAAACTGTGCGCTACACCGACCGCACCGTGGAGTACCGCACGGTCGATGAGCTGCTCAAGGCTCGTGAAGAAATACGTTCGTCGTTGGTCAACGCCGCCGGGCCACGTTCGCGCGTGGTCCGGTTGACCCACGGAGGCAAAGGACTCTAATGGCCCGCCACTTTCCGACGTTGACCCGTAACGGATTCGTCCTGCCGTCGAACATCAAGGCCAGTTACGAAGGCGCCGGCGAAGGGCGCCGCTCCACTGGCTGGGATGCTCCCGACAATGGGATTAACAGCATCAACACCCCGGCACTGCGCAACCTGCGGTCGCGCTCCCGGGCAGCGGTTCGCAATGACCCGTATGCCTTCAACGTGATCGACAAGCGCGTCAGCAACCTGATTGGCACGGGCATCACCCCACGGCCGACGACCGATGATGATGCGTTACGCAAGTTACTGCAGGAACTGTGGGGTGATTGGGTCGACGAATCGGATGCCGATGAACGTACCGACTTCTACGGCCAGCAGGCCCTGGTGGCGCGCACGGTAGAAACCTCGGGTGAATGTTTTGTGCGCCTGCGACCGCGCAGCCTGGATGAGGGCTTGGCGGTTCCGTTACAGCTTCAGATTCTGGCGCCGGAGTTTGTCCCGCATGACAAGTACGAGAGCACCAAAACCGGCAACGTTATCCGCGCCGGGATCGAGTTCAACCCGGGCGGCAAGCGGGTGGCGTACTGGATGTATCTGTCGCATCCACGCGATGCGGCATCGCTGAACGCCGGCTACAACCAGCTGGTGCGGGTGCCGGCGGCCCAGGTGCTGCACATCTTTGAACCGGTCGAGCCGGGTCAGTTGCGTGGAGTGCCCCGATTGTCGCCGGTGCTCAAGCGCCTGCGCAGTCTCGACAACTACGACGACGCGGTGTTGTTTCGCCAGGAGGTGGCGAACTTGTTTGCCGGCTTCATCAGTCGTCCAGCGCCGGACTCGGGGCAGACACCACGGGATCCGGTTACCGGCCAGCTGTTGGACCTCGACCGTGATGGCTTCACACCGATGGTCGCGCTGGAGCCCGGCACCATGCAGGAGCTGGGACCAGGTGAAGAGGTGGAGTTCTCCAAGCCACCGGACGCGGGCAACAACTACCCAGACTTCATGCGGCAGCAACTGATGGCTGCAGCAGCGGGCTCCGGCACGCCTTACGAGATCCTCACCGGCGACATGCGCGGGATCAACGACCGGGCGCTACGCGTGGTGCTCAACGAGTTTCGACGCCGCCTGGAACAACTGCAATTCGGTGTCTACGTGCACCAACTCTGCCGCCCAGTGCGGGCGGCCTGGATGGACATGGCCGTGTTGTCCGGTGTCTTGGTGCTGGGCGATTACGCGCAGAAACGCCGTGACTATTTGCGTACACGTTGGGTGCCGCAAGGTTGGGCCTACATTCAACCGGTGCAGGACGTTCAGGCACGACGGATGGAAGTGCAGGCCGGCTTTGCTTCGCGCAGCGAGATGGTCCTGCGCACTGGCTACGACGCCGAAACGGTCGACTTGGAAAACGCCGCCGATCTGGCGCGGGCCACAGCACTGGGCCTCAACTACAACACCCTTGATGCCGTCGAAACAACCGACGACAAGGAGCAACCATGAGCAAGAAAACGCGACCGCGCATTTACAACCGCGCTGGCCAGCGGGTGCAAGTTCAGGACAAAACCTGGTACGCCGTGCATGCCAGTGGCGAGGCCACTGAGCGGGTGATCGAGGTGTTCGTCTATGGCGAAATCGGTGCCTGGGGGATTACCGCCAATCAATTTGTACAGGACCTGCGCGCCATGGACGACGGCGTCTCGGAGGTGATCGCCGCGTTCAACAGCGTTGGCGGGGACCTGTTCGACGGCTTGGCCATGCACAATGCGCTGAGGCGCTTGGGCGCGCGGTGTACCGGGCGCATTGATGCGCTGGCGGCCAGTGCGGCCAGCGTGGCGGTGTGCGGCGCGCACAAGGTCGTCATCGCCGAAAGCGCGATACTGATGATCCATAACCCCTGGACCTACGCGGCGGGTGACGCCGAAGACTTCCGTAAGGTGGCTGACGTCCTTGACCAGACCATGGAAGCCATCATCGCGGCCTACAAGGCGAAGGCACCGAACATTGATGAGGCCGAGTTGCGGCGGCTGGTCGCCGCTGAAACCTGGTTGACCGCCAATGAAGCTCTGGCCCTGGGGCTAGCCGATGAAATTGGCGACGGCATCAAGGTTAAGGCTTGTCTCGGCCAAGGTGGAGTGCTGCAGCGTTACCAGCACGCTCCGGCTGAGTTGCTGGCTCAGCTCGACGAGCCACCCGAAGCCGAGCCGGGTCCGGAGCCGGAGCCGATCGATCCGCCGTTAGTGCCGGTGGTGGTCGATTCGGCCAAGTTGGCACTGATGATCACCCAGCGTTGCACGGCGGCGGGCA